GGGATGAGATAGTGAGGAAGATGTGCACCCAGCGCTATTGTTACGTGTGCAATGGGGAAGTCAATCGCATACGGAGAAGAGGGGTGCCGAGAAAGAAGAAAGGAGTTGCTGTTGCTTAGTGACGATGGTTGTGCAGTCGGGTTTAGTTTCGGGGGCAAAATGTCGCAAGAGGCTATAGATGCTAAGGTGGCGGAATACAAGAGCGATGGTTGGAGGCATGTAGAGTCTGCAGGGCGGCTTGCTTTCGCTTCTGAGGACGGACGGTGGTGGCATATGTGGGACTGTGAGACTGGGCGCAGTACGTTTATCGATGCTGTGTGGCTTGCGAATTTTAACAAAGGGAAGTGTGTAGATGAATGTAAGAGTGAAGAGCATGGGACTATTTAGCACTGTCTTCGTTATTTTGTTGATTTTGAAGTTGTGTGGGATGACGGGTATCTCGTGGTGGTGGGTGTTTACTCCGTTGATATTCAGTGTGGCGATTAGTGCTTTAATTTTTGCTATAGTGACGATGATTGGGGTGGTGGTGTGGTTGGCTGATGATGATAATAAGAGGGTTAGATAGTGATTGTAGACTGTATTAGCGACCTCCACGGCAGTTATCCGGAGCTAGAAGGGGGGGATCTGCTTATAGTAGCAGGTGATTTGACTGCTCGAGACACATTGAAGCAGCACCAGGAGTTCCAAGCGTGGTTGATTGAGCAAAAGTACACAAAAAAGGTGTTAATTGCAGGGAATCACGACGGACAATACGAAAAGAGGGTGCCATTCTACACTTTTGAGACAGGGATCTGCTATTTACAGGACAGCGGCACGCAATTCGAAGGGCTAAACATTTGGGGCTCTCCTTGGACGCCGGAATTCTATAATTGGCACTTTATGCTCCCGAGAGGACGTCAACTGCGAGAGAAATGGGACTTAATTCCTGATAACACAGATATTCTAGTGACACATGGCCCTCCGTTAGGCATACTAGATGCGACTGATAATACTGTGAACAAGACGGAGAGGTTGGGTTGCGCTGATTTGAGGGATGCTGTTGAGCGAGTGAAGCCTAGGTTGCATGTTTTTGGGCACATACACGGGGGACATGGGCAATTGATGTTGAAGCATGAGGGGCCTAATACGTTGTGTGTGAATGCGGCTATTATGGACGAGGGTTACAGGCCAAGAAACAAGCCAATTAGGGTGATTTTATGATAGACAAGGAGTGGAGTGTTCTGACTGTTTTGCCTAACAATGGTGATCGATGTCTTTGCTATGGGTATAAGACTTTCTGCTGTGAACAGGATATGGACGACGAACGCGAGTGGCATGAGGTGACTTTTTCTTTTCATATGGCCTGCTACAAGTTAAAGCAAGAGATCCCTCAAGACCCCGAAGAGTCTGTTTTGGAGAGTTATGACGCAATTGAATCTTGGGACATAGGCGAGGAATTTAGTGATGGTAGGGTGATTGGGGTGACAAAATGGAAACACTTACCTAGTAAGATAGAGGAGTAGTATGAGTGAAGGGTTAGTGTATGTCGGTAAAGTCGTACAATTGGATCAGATCCCAGACGCGCACTTTATTGCTTCAGCGACTGTGGTGTGCGGGAAGGGAGGGAAATGGAGAGGGATTGTTCGCAAGGATGAGTGTAGTGTAGGTCAAGAGTGTCTAGTGTATCTGCCTGATTCTGTTGTTCCTGAGTGTGATCAGATGCGTTTCCTAGAAAAATACAAATGGCGAGTCCGGATGTGCAAGTTCCGTGGTGCGCCGAGTGAGGTATTGATAATGCCGATTCCTGAGTATAAAATATGGGAAGTTGTGGTAGGAACGGATGTCACTGCAGCTTGTGGGGTAACACGGTACTTTAAACCGATACCAGTTCATCTTCAAGGACTTGCGAAGGGACAGTTCCCTAGTTTCATCCCTAAGACTGACGAATTGAACTACCAGCGGCATGGGGATTTAGTAGAAGCGCTGCATGGCAAGCCGTATTACATCACAGAGAAAGCAGACGGCTCATCGACTACTGCGTATAGGTACAAGGGAGAGTTTGGTATTTGTAGCAGGAACTTGGAGCTTGTGCGGGATGAAAACAATGGCTACTGGCAGGTGGCGAAGAAATATAGTGTAGAGGATAATCTTCCAGAGGGAATAGCGTTGCAGTGGGAGACTTGCGGGCCAAAGATACAAGGCAACCCGATGGGGCTTAAGCAAGGGGATGGTTTTGCTTTCAGTGCTTATAATATTCCAGAACATAGATACCTTACAATGGACGAGTTTCTTTCCTTGTGCCATACGATTAAGTTCCCTACGGTCAGGTTAATAGAAGTTGCGCCAGAGTTTGACAAAGAAACAGTTGAAAAACTTGGTGAAGGTACGTATTGTAATGGAAAAGAGCGAGAAGGTGTGGTCGTTAGGTCCCAGGGTAATCAGATGGGTTGTTCGCCTGTCAGTTTCAAAGTAATCAACTTAAACTATGAGAAATAAGATGTATATGACGTCAGAGCTACAACCTTGGGAAAAGGCGCTAATGTTAAAAATTGTGGAGGATTTGATGGCTTCTTGTGATTGTGATGATGAAGACCCTCGATATGATGACGAAGATGAGGTAAATAGCCCAGATCACTACCAGTCAGACAATGGCATGGAAGCAATAGATGTGATAGAGGAATTTAATCTCAACTTTAACCTTGGCAATGTGGTAAAGTATGTGCTGCGAGCTGGGAAGAAGAGTGACAGCACGATTATAGACCTAAAGAAGGCACTCTGGTATCTGCAAAGAGAAATACATGCGCAAGAAGAAAACTGTAGAGGAAGAGATTAATGAATTTCTAAGGGTATTTGGCCAAAGGGATTTATCTAACTTGTTAACTGACATCCTGCCTTTGTTGGAGCTGTATAATGTAGACGCTAACAATGACTGGATTCGAGATGCTGTGGGTGAAGAAGATTGTCAAAACGTAAGACTGATTAGAACTGCCTACTTGGTTTCGTGGTTCTGTGAGATGCATGTGCCGAAGCTATGTTCAGTCAGGGCGCAGTTTAAGGACTTATGGAAGAGATTAGAGAAAGAAGGGGCGGCTAATGGGCACACTACCTGATGGATTCTACGATAGTTTAGATGAGCTGGCTTCGTGGCTGAGTTCTATAGATGACAAACTGGATAAACTTATAGAGGTGGCAATGGACAAGCAAATCAAGAAGATCCAAAAGGGTACTGAGAAGCTAGTGAAAGAAGAAGGCAAGCTGCTGAAAGAAGACAAGAAGCGCGATAAAGTGTGTGCTGCGGGCGAGAAAATGATGAAAGACAAGAAGAAAAAATGATTCCTTCTCTTTTGTGCACGATCTTGCTAGTAGCAGCCCTAGGTCCAGAAGGAGTACCATCACCACCACCAGTGAAAGGACCTAATGGACCAGCGCAACCAAGATGAACCGGAGTATTATGTCTGCTATTGCGAAGAGTGTGCCCCAAAGGTAGAAGCTCTGATAGCGAGATTAATGACTGGCAAGAATATCGATGAGGACAAGGTAGCGCAGCTGTCTTTCATTGCTAAGTTTGTTAGAGAAGAAAAGAACTTAATACAAGTGTCAGGCAAGCCGCATTAGCTCAGAAGTAGAGTTCCTGTTTTGTACTCAGGCGGTGGTGGGGGCGGTACCTACATGCGGCATACTGGCCTAGCTTCGGGTTCTCGGGGCACGTACGATAGGCTGGGGGAGACTAATAAAAGCAGCTGGGATGTCGCGACTGGCTCGGCTGCGTCTCTTTTTAACTAGGATCGATATGACAAAGAAACACATGCTCGTAACCACTGAAAGTATGGGCGAGTTAGGTAAATGCTTCTCCAGTCCAGAAGAGATAGTGACTTTCCTTTCACAGATGGGTCAACTTGCTAAAGAGATAACATTCGCAGCAGAGATGAGGAACAAGGTGTCGGAGAAAGATGCTGTGTATGTGTCCCTGCGTCAGGTGTGTTTGTTTACGCTATTCTGCCGAGAGCACGTTGAGTTAGTTCAGCAGCTCATCAACACCGTCAAGATACAAGAGGTTACAGATGAAGAGCTAAAGGATTTCCAATAATAGTGCCGACTAGCTTGTTTGTCAAATATTTTCTTTAAATGTATGATCCGGTTGCTGGTGATTCGAGCCAGATAACAAGATAACACGGTATTCTACTGGGAGGTAGTCTATGTGTAAGGAGCATAAATACGAATGGAAACCATGCTGCGAACAAGGGCCTCAAGGGGTTCCTGGCATGCAAGGACCACAGGGTATCCAAGGGGTACAAGGCGTACAAGGCCCAACAGGTCAAACAGGGGCACAAGGACCACAAGGGTTACAAGGCCCAGCAGGGAAAGATTGTGATTGCGACGAACAGAGATGCCAGTGTTGCGAAGCTCATGCCAACATATTCTCTCTTATGCCACAGTCTTTAACTGCATTTGGTTCAGCTACCGATACAGTTCTCTTCCAAAGCAACAACGCTGTTAGTGCAGGGGATTTTGATCTGGCGGCTATGTCTATAAATGGCGATATCAAGTTCCTTAAAGCAGGCGTATACTATATTAATTGCGCTATCGAAGCTAAAATAGGCCCTCCTATCCCTTCGCCAGTCCCTAGCTTTAGTTTTGGTTTGTGGTTGAATGGTGTATTAGTTCCTGGCAGTGTTGTTTCCGGGTTTACTCAAGCTCCTGATGACGATACTATCCAAGTGACTTCAGAAGTTCAAATCAATGTAGCGGCAGGTGATATTCTTAGACTGCGTAATGCTTGCTCTAGTAATGTACTGCTAATACCTAATACTGCCGGGCTAATGTTCCCAGTGACTTTAGCTAGCATCAATATCCACTGTCTCAAGGCTGCAGCAGTAATGTAGTCTAAAGAGGGATGGTGCACCTCGTTAAAAACGCACCTAACAAAACATTAAGGAACAATGGCTAAGATTACGATACCATATGGATACCAGCCGCGTCACTATCAAGTAAAAATTTTAAATGCATTGGATAACGGATGCCGAAATGCATGTTGGATTGTCCATAGACGGGGTGGCAAGGACACTACGATGTGGAATTACATGATTAAGCGTGCCTACTTGGAGCCGGGTCAGTATTTCTATTTCTTGCCCACGTTTGCACAGGCTAAGAAGGTGATATGGGATGGCATGACGAACAATGGCCGCCGCATGCTGGACTACATTCCGAAAGAGATTATAGTAGGCAACCCTAACAACACCGAGATGAAGGTCTGGATTAATGGTGCGCACGGGCAGAGCTTGATTCAATTGATCGGCGGGGACAGCTACGATAACGTCATGGGAACTAATCCGCGCGGCGTTGTATTTAGCGAATGGCCCCTGATGGACCCTATGGCGTATGAGTATATCAAGCCCATCTTGGCTGCGAATGGAGGGTGGGCGTCCTTTGTCTACACTCCACGGGGCAAAGGTAACCACGGGTGGGACTTGGCAGAAATCGCTAGGAGAAATCCGGATGAGTGGTTCTTCGAGACTCTGACTGTCAGGGATACTCAAGTACTTACGGAAGAGCAAATTGATTCCGAAAGGCGTAAGGGTATGCCGGAGGACTTGATCCAACAAGAGTTCTACTGTAACTTTGATCGAGGTCAAGAGGGAAGCTACTACGGGCGCCAGATGGATGACTTGCGTAAGAAGGGCCAGATAGCGAAGGTGCCATATGACCCAGCTGTTCCTGTTAGGACATACTGGGACCTGGGAATTGGAGACAGCACAGCAATTTGGTTCGCTCAGTTCGTTGGAAAGGAAATTCATCTTATTAACTACTATGAGCAGAATGGTGAAGGATTAAGTCACTATGCGAGGATTTTGGATGAGTTTCGGAGAGAAACCGGATGCGTGTATGACCTAAATGTTGCTCCACATGACATTCAAGCCAGGGAGATGACAACAGGGATGACAAGACTCGAAACAGCTCGTCGGTTAGGGCTGAACTTCCGTGTTGCACCAAAGTTGAGCTTAGAATCTGGGATAGAAGCTGTCCGTATGACTCTCGCAAGATGCTGGTTTGATGAAAAGAGATGCGAATTGGGCCTGAAGTGTCTGTCGAACTACCGGAAGATGTACAACGAAAAGTACCGGGTTTATTCTGACAAGCCCCATCATGACAATTCAAGTCACGGGGCCGACGCGTTTCGGATGATGGCGATAACAGAGAATCAGTTCCGTCCTGACCGTGGTGTTGATGATGTGGACTATGATCGGATGAAGAATCTTTGGGGATGGAAGGTTTAATAGCCTCTAGCAGCTTGATAAATTCACCAGCCAGATTATGCATATCCGTGGCTAGCCTGCTTACTACTCCTGAGAGAAGAGTAACGTCTGTTTTACTAGCAAAATCGTTCATCATATCCTTCTTTTCGATACACAATAGCTCCCCACGTAATTTCTCATCAACATCTAATCGTCATAACCCTCAAACATCACTGCACCTAGGTTTATCTCGCCTGCATGTTCACGCTTCCCAAAGGCTTTGAGTTTGTCAATCAGGTAACTAACGAATTCTGCTTGGTCCATGTTGAAACTAATCTCTATCTCTGCTTTTCCGTTGTATATGATCGCGTATTTGTCTTTGATTTCCAGCGCGTTCCAGTGGTTAATCTTTTTAAATTCCTCTGCAAAAGCCTTGTTCGCTTCGGAGTTTTCGGTAGGGACATTTGCGTTGGTCTTGAGGAGTCGCTGCATATAGGCGCCTTTGGATTTGACTTTCTTGGCACAGCAGGCTTGGTACACTTCGTCTAATCTCTTCATAGGATATTGTTTTGCCCACCAGGCGAGTGTTTCTGTGGTTGTATCAATGCCGAGCGAGGAAAGCCATTGCAGTGTTTCAGATTGTTCCGCAGAGAGCTTAAACTTAGAAGAAAACAAAGTCCAATCAATGTGTAAACAAGGCAACGTCCCTCCAACGTCCTGATGCTTAACGGTTGGCTGCTCAGGAGGTTTAGCTGGCTCTGGAGTTATGAACTTTTCCACAGGCAACGAAGACAATGTCTTATCAAAGTCTAGTTCCGTCTTTGGTTGAGTAGTCTTTGGTAATAGAACAGGATCACCCGTAGCTGGTACACCCGTAGCTGGTACATCCTGTTCTGGTATCTTTTTTTGAAAATCCGGGTTCGGCATGGGGTAAACATCGTACCTATGGTGCCACTGTCCTTCAGCGTTTTGGTATTTGGTGTACTTGACATAACCAGCGTCTCTCAGCTCTTTAATAAGTTTTTGTATAGCGTCTCTCTTGCCGCCTTTTTGGTTACCTATATAGATCTTAGCTAATTGCCATACATGAACTTGCCAATTAGGGTCGCGAGACAAGATGTACCAAAGCAAACCTTTCGCTGCCCAAGATAGGTTAGGGTCTGCTGGCGTTGTGTTACTTGTAATGGTGAATTGAGAGTCTAATCGTACATTGTGGATAGTAGAAGTAGATGTGTTGGAAGGGGATGTGATCATAGTGGTTCTCCTTGAGTGAATCTATGCTTCGCAAAAAATCCAGGAGGCCACTATAATCAAAGATGTCTAATTCTTCGATTATCTTTCTGTCAAAAGTGTGGGTTTTTTTCCTGGATTTTTTGCTCAGCAAGTTAGCGGTTAAAAGCTCAATCCTTCGGGGTTGGGCTTTTCTGTTTTATATACGTCTAAAAATACCTTACCTACCCCAATCTCGTCAAAGCCAAACTCAAGTGCATAAACTTCTTGCATGTAAATTAAAAAAAAGCTTTACTCGCGTGTAGAATGTAAAGTAAAATATTTAATGCAATAGGCCGCTGAATGCCGATGGACTCCGATATAGTCAGTGATTTTACGCAAGACTACAATCGCGCCTATATGCTTCTAAACACTTACTATGCAGAGGCTTATCGCGACGTTGGTTTCTATCTCGGAAATCAGTGGAGCTTGGACCAGATGAAGTACTTGAATGACGAGCGGCGCAATTCGTTCACGTTTAACAAGTCGCGCAAGACTATCAACATGGTCAGCGGCTACCTCAGTGCGAACCAAATGCAGAGCCAAGTCGTCGCGCGAGAGAACTCAAATCCTCAGACTGCAGCGCAACTTTCAGATTTACTTCAGACACAGATGCAGCCCAAAGGGTACAAGGCGATAAGTAAAGCCAAACACAACAGTCTAGTGTCTGGAGTTTGTTGGATTTCACCGTGGGTTGACTATCGACAAGACTATGTGAATGGCCGAATCGATTTTCACCTGGACAATTGGAATGACGTCATTTGGGACCCATTCAGCAGCCGTATGGACCTCGAAGACTGCACGTTTGTGGCTAGACGCAAGTACCTTAGCAAGGACGTGATCAAGAGTTTAGTGCCTGGTTGTGAGAGAGAAGTCGATGCAATGGGCTACGGCAATAGGGACGAGAAGTTCACTTATGAGCCTTACGCACGCCAATGGGGTCTACAAGAGTTACTAGCCTACAACGAATATTGGAAGCAGCGATACAAAAAAGGCTGGCTACTGGTTGATAAGACAACTGGGGAGCAGAAACCGTGGAAGGGCGACAAGAAGCGTTTGGACATGTTGAAGCAGTTCTTTCCGAACCTTGCAGTTATTGAGGGATACTATCGGACAGTCGAGTACAACATCATCGTGGAAAACCGTCTCTTGTATAGCGGTGAAGACCCTTGGGGCATTGGAGAGTATCCTTTTGTTCCCTACTACTGTGTATTTGACCCTTCGTATGACCTATTTCAATGGAAGATACAAGGGTTACAGAGGCTCCTGCGCGACTCTAACGAAGAATACAACATGCGCAAGAGCAAACTACTCGACATCATGGATTCTCAGATCGGTAGTGGATGGAAAGCGAAGTCTGGAGCGGTATCTAACCCTAAAGCGCTGTTCCAAACTGGTCAGGGAAAGGTTGTCTTCTTTAACCCTGGCTTCGAGATATCTGACGCAGAGAGGATTGATCCACCCAATATTCCAGAGAGCTTGTTCGCGCTTCAAGAGTCATTCGATGCTGATATCAAGGACTTTGTCGACTTAGGTGCGCTAGGGAGTGACCAGACCGACCGGATGAGTGCGATGCTGTTTAAGATGAAGCAAAGCATGGCCGTGATGCAGTTGGGTCCGATCATAGAGAATTTTAAAGAGGCCGACTACTTGCTGAACAAGAAAGTCCTCAAGATGATCCAAAAGTTCACGCCAGAGAAGGTAGAGCGGCTAATCAAAGAGCAACCAACGCCAGAGTTTTACAACGGCACATTCCTGGAATACGACATAGACTTCACTGAGATGCCTATGACTGACTACCAACGCCAGGCAGCCTTTATGCAAGCTTGGACGATGAAGATGGGAGGTATGGACGTACCTGACGAATTGTTGTGGGAGATGTCACCGTACCCGATCAGCAAGAAGGGAATGCAACTGGTTCAACAAAGAGCACAAGCGGCACAGGCACAGCAGCAACAGGAACAAGAAGACAAGAAGCAAGTCAACGAACTCTTGCAAGCCAAAGCCTTCAGCGACATTTCCTTGGGAGAAGAGCGGCTTAGCAAGATCAAATACGACGCTGCATTGTCTGAAGAACGATTGGCAGCTGCGCAGGAAGAGAGAAGCCGCGGTGTGCTCAACGAAGTCAGGGCGATTAAAGAGATGGACGAGATCGATATTAAGAACGCTGAGAAGCTGCTGACTATGATCCGAGGAATAGAAGAAGAGCAGAGGTTGGCTTCGGCACAAACAGTGGTTCCTCAACCGGCAGTTAGTGGGGCTAAAAAATGAACAACGATGGATGGGGTTTCCTTGGTGCAGGAGCGAGTGATATGAGACAGGCGGGCAAAGATCTTCAGCACAATAAACAAACGCGCACAGCGTACGAAAACCCCACTGGTGAGGCTCGTATGGTTCGGAAGCAATCGGGATCAGGCGGCCCAATGAAAGAAGCGCTGGATCAAGAGATGTCGCGGCACAAGGAATCAAAAGACATGCGGGTTAAACATCTGCAAGAACATTACATGCGATAGGAGTTGGCGATGAAGGAACAAAGATGGCGGGGCGACTACCAGACTATAAGCCAAGAGTTTGCATCGTCTAGAGATCAAGAGGATATGGGACTGGCAGACGTTAATAGAAGCTATGGAAACGACTATCTTGCTGGAGCAGAGCGCCGATTAGACAGATATCAAACAGCCGAACTTGAACCCAGTTGGGCATCACAGCTAGATAATGTCGGGTCACAGCCTCACGCGCGAGAGTATTTGGAACGAGAGATGAACTGCATGAGAAGTGAGCGGCAGTACGAGATGATTGGCGGCCAAATGATTGACTACCCAGACGGCATTCACTTCGGAGACAAGCCCTAATGGAGCAGGAATTCGAATGTGAAATCTGCAAAGAGCGAGTCAAAAAGATTAACGCTAGGCAGAGATTTTGTTCTTACGATTGCAGGGAAAAACATAGGCGAGATGAAGTGATACGTAAATGGGTAGAGAAAAAGCCTAGGAAGCCTGATCCGGATAAAGGTGCGCGTATGGAGAGGTCGGCGTTGTACAATAGCACAGGTGGATGGATGCGTAAGTTCTCTAGTGTAAGGGGGTAGCGATGACAGCGATGTACCAAGGCGAAGGGGCTCCGATGGCTGCGGTTAACCCTATGATGCACGGAAGATTACCACAACCAGTAGCCGCTATGAGCCAAGGAAGTGAAGGGCCAGTGATGTCGGACATGCAGTTGATGCAGAACGACGAACGCAGGCAACACGAGCAGAACTACATCTACGAGCAGGGACATAATGACGGAAGCGCACCAGGTTGGAGAAGTTCGTTTTAAGATGGGAAGATCAGAGCAAATTACGTTAGGACTCAGTCGGTTACAAATGATGTTAAATCGAAGGCTCCCTAGTGATGAGTACGATGCAATGGTTCTGATTCATCAATTGTTAGTCTTACTGAGCGACATGGTTGAAGAAAAGGTATCTAAGGATGAGCGATGAAAGGCAATGCACCGATGAACACATTGAAGGAGCAGCCGGGTCAAACGAACAGCTACGATCCGAAGTCTCATCCACTGCCGGGCGATTGGGCGAAGGAACAGCTAGCTGGCAAGTCGGAGATGAGAACTAATGGACATGGTACACATTCGGCATCTAGTACAGAAATCGACAGAGCCTTAGCAGCAGAGAGACAGCAGCACGAGTATTGGGAGAAGTGGCAGGGGGTTAGGCCAGGCGAAGCAGTGTACGAGAACCCGAGAGAGATGCAAAACACACTACTCCCGAGCGCTAAATACGGTACTGAAGGAAGGGGCTACGGATAATGAAATACGCGAAACACAAGCCCACCACAGGAAAGAAGACTACATCGCTAGATAAAGCAAGGAGCGCACTTAAGAAGGCGGAAGGGGCACACACTCCTGCGTCGATCAAAAGGAAGCTGAAATCAAACAAGGAGACAAAGAAATGAAAGAGAATCCCTCGGGTAGACAAGGTGGATTCGAAAGCATGGAGCACTACAACGAGCGGCAGCCAATGGTAAGTCATCAAAGTGAGACTACGCCAGAGAGTGTTGCTAAAGATTGGCAGGCTGGTGTTTTCGATATGAAGGCAGAAGCAATGGATGAAGCCTACGGAATGGCCGGTAAGCGCGATGTTGAAAAAGACTTCGGCAAGGCACATGCACAATTCAGAGAGTACAATTGGGCTTAACATGCAAACGACACTGATAGGACAAACGCGAAACTCAAACATGCAACTCATGGGCGATACGAGGGAACCGATGGCGAGTGATTGCTGGACGGACGCGAATCGATTAGCCGAGATGTATTCCAAGAGTCTCAAGCATGACTTTTGGGTGTTGTACGCTGCTAAGCCTCATGTTACTAACCCTAATGCTGTCGTGGCTGGATGGGAAGTAATAGCGAAACGGCCGCCGCGTGGAATGGTTGGGGTTATGGTCTTTAAGTGGATTCATGATGAAAAGAGATTGGTAATAGAGCCAGACCTGTGCTTGCCATATGACGTGCCTCTTAGTGAGTCGGAGTTGTCGAGTAGCAGCAAGGACTATGTGCCAACAGTAGAGCAGGCAGCCAAGAAGTCGGGATCGATATTCCTGGCATAGTTTCTTAAAAAAAATTTGCCCTTAGTGACAAGTTTGTTTTTGAAAAACGGGCGTAATTAAGATCTGTCGCCGAGATCAAAGGAACTAGGAATGAATGAATTAGATATGTCAGCCCCAGGAAGTGAGTTGTTCCCTGAGTCTGCACCAATGAAACACAACTCATACACGGACGAAAACGTAGCAGGTCATGCCGTCGATGATCTTTTCAATACGGGCGCAAAACAAAACTCAGACGACGCCGGTCAGGGGCAATTGTCCGAACAGCAACAAAACTTTCGGGCATTACGTGAGGAAATAGCCAAGGCGCAAAGCGAACGGGAGTACTGGAAAGGGCAGGCAGAAGCTTACTCACGAATCCCCAATCGCCAACCAGAATCCGCGCAAACTACCCAACAGGACGCCTACTCGGCTCTGGACTGGGATGACTCGCGAGACGTTAGAAAGGCATTTGAGGCAGTTAGACAAGAGAACCAATCGTTAAGACATGAGGTTAAAGACGCTCTAACTGCAATGCAGACCAAAACTAACCGTCAGGACTGGAACGCAATGGTAACCCAGCACGTACCGCAACTCACTAGTAAGAACCCGATATTCGCCGAGATGATTCAAAACGCGAGCAATCCTTACGAGGCAGCGTACTTACTGGCAGAGCTTAACGCACGAGGATCGAATCCTGCTCCACAAGCTGCGCCACAACAAAGCAATGGGCAGAGAGCGGTGCAGAATGCGTACAAACCTCAGTCGCTTGCAAGTGTGGGTGGCCAAGGTCAATTGAGCGCTGCTGACTACTACGCAAGTATGTCTGACGAGGATTTTAACAAGATCGCTGCGAGGAACCTGGCCAATATCTAATCCAAAAGGTTGATATGCCAATTACCACAACTTCACAAGTACCTCCAGAAGTGAGGACTTATTTCGATAGGCTGTTACTCACACTAGCACGCCCATACTACATCTACGACATGTTTGCGCAAAAGAGAACGATTCCATTGAACTCTGGCGACCAAATGGTGTTTAGACGCTACAGTACCTTGTCCGCTGCCACAGTGCCCATTCAGGACGGTACAACTCCTCCTGGCGATGCATTATCCGTTACAGACTTTAGCACACAGATCAAATGGTACGGCAATTTCGTCGTTATCACAGATCAGGTCCAGTTCACAGTGCAGGATAGAGTGTTAAATGAGTCAACTAGAGTTTTAAGTTTACAACTCGGCCTCACAATCGACACCTTGATACGCAATATGATGGTCGCTACAGCCTCTTCTATCCTAGCCTCAAACGGTATCAATGGCGGAACACCTACAGAGATAACTACAGCGGACATTAAGACTGCCGTACGTGCTCTTCGGTTGGGTAACGCTAGACTGATGACGAAACCAATCCCTGGGGAAAATCGCTTTGCGACATCTCCAGTTCGTAGCTCCTATTGGGGTTTCATGGATGTTTCGATTCAGAATGACCTTGAAGCTTGTGCCGACTTCCTCAGTGCCGCGAACTACCCGAACCCTATGGATGCGCTTGAAGCTGAATGGGGTTCTACTAACAACGTACGCTGGCTCTTGAGCACTAACGGCTACTCTACTGCCGCAGCTACACCAGTATGGAGCAACATCATCCTTGGCCAAGAGGCTTATGGTGTTGTCAAGTTAGGTAGCAAAGAAGCTGAGTTTATCGTTAAACCTCTCGGTTCTAGCGGTACATCTGACCCATTAAACCAGCGCGGTTCCGTAGGGTACAAATATCCGTTTGCCACTCGCCTATTGAATGACAACTGGATCACACGCCTTTTGTCAACTCAAAGACTGTAACCAATAGGAGAGAGAAATGAGCCAATATAGAAATGGAATCATCACAAGCACTGGAGCAGCCGTAAGTTTAAACCTTGGCTTCGTTCCAGATCGCTTCACCATCATCAACAAAACGGTACTAGACGCTGCCTCAGCTACACCTGCAGTAGGAAAATCTGAGTGGATCAATGGTATCGTCGCTAGTGACAAAGCATACATCACGACCTTCACTTCCGGTGCTGGTGTCGTTACGTTGCTGGCCTCTAACGGTGTCACTCCTGTCAACTCGGGCGGTAACTGGCTCAACACATTGTACACAATCGACACGATCTCCAATGCAAATCCAGGCATCGTAACTGTATCGACTATTGCTCCTACCAATTCTATGACCCTCGTGAATGGAATGACCTTCACTATCTCTGGGGTTAACGGACTTGTGGGGCTCAATACGAATCGCTATGTGGTCACAGGTTTAACAATTGTCGGTGGCGGTCCTACTTACACTTTCAACTTGTATGACACCTTCGGTAACCCTGTAAACACAACAAGCTCAGGGACATTCACAACATCTCCTAACGCGCAGATGGATGTGATTTCGTATCCTCCTACAGCTCCGGTATTGAACGCCACAACTGGTCAGGTAATAACTCCAGGCCAGCCAGCAGGTAACCAATATGACACGGGATTCGCGGGGGTAACTCTTGGCACAGGTGTAGTGGGCGCAAGTACCAACATCTTGTACTGGGAAGCATTCTTAGAAACACCGACAGGCTACTAATAGTCTAACCAAAAACCCCCTCACAGCTCGTCTAGAGTTATGGGGGGTTAAACAAAGAGGGCGAATGACAGCGTTAGTTGGATTCCCGTTAGGGACAGTGTACCGGATCACAGACATCACACGAGACTGGCCAGGTGTTGTGACGCTAGAGTCTGTCGCTGACGCCAATTCTTTCGCTGTAGCCAATGGACAAACTGTAACGATCAGCAAGGTCGAGGGCATGTTCCAGGTGAACGACAATAGATATGTGGTAGGCAGCTTAGATACGAATGCCAAGACATTCCAGCTGTACACCAATCAAGGGTTTAGAGTCGATACAAGTGGGTTCAATGCTTACGAAGCAGGTGGGGAGATCAACATTGTCTCTTACGTCCCACCAGCGGGGCAGCCACCAGGACTCATGTACAACAATCAATAAAAGGAAACGCAATGGTACTAACAGTAAAGAAACCAGAGAAGAAGATGCCGGTAGAGCAGTTACAAGAGCAGCATCTAGCGGGCCCAGCAGACGAATCAATTGACGAGGTAGCTGAGGCATTGCAAGAGAACCAGGTTGTGATTGTTAACGAGATGCCCAGAGCAGAGAAGGTGACATTCCGCAATCAGAGAGACCCAGGCCATGTACTTGAGTTTCATTATTCCAGCAAGACTCACCCATTCAAACAGTACAAGCTCGTCGATGGCCAGCAGTATGATTTGCCTATAGAAGTGATTAAGAACCTAGAGCAGTGCAGAGAGAACATAGAGAAATACCGTCGCAACTCCGAAGGGATACCAGAGATCTACATTGCCGGATACAAGACACACTTCGTTTGTGAGAGGGTCTAATGGCCAACTGGACTCTTGCTGATATACGTTCCAAGACTAGAGCTACCACAGGGCGCCCGGATGTCTCGATGATGTCTGATGCCGTGCTGGATGACTATATCAACAAGTACTACCAGTATGTCTTGACGAAGGAACTGAAGCTGTTTTGGGGCTATACCTACTATCAGTTCTTCACGCTGCCTAATGTCGATCAGTACGTTGGGCCTACCACATCATTCCAAACCATCAATCCTCAAGTTTGGTGTGACGGGTTCCCTATAGAGTGGTACCTTTCACCTGAGCTCTTCTACCAGGATTGGCCCCAGCAAGAGAATAAAGCAGTTGTAGCGACAGGAAATGGAGTTCTGCTTACGTTTCCTTTCAACATCCCTGCGTTTCCTATCATACCCGGGAGTTTATATGTCACAGACGGCAGCCAAGTTGCGCAAGACGACGGAGCCGGAGGATTCATTTCCCCTGCTAGCGGTGTTATTGATTATGTTACTGGTTCTGTTTCTGTCACATTCGCCGTAGCCCCCGCCGCCAATGCCAATATTTCCGAAACATCTCAGACCTATATCCCTAACAGACCACAATCGATCCTGTATTTCAAGAGTGGTCCATTAGCCGACGCAACAGCAGCTTCCCGCGACAACCAGGACTACTTCGTTGTGCGGCCTGTGCCCGATAACGTCTACCTCATCAAAATGCAAGGCATACAGATCCCGCCTGCTTTGACAAACGCTACTGACGTTCCTTTGCGTGCTGACCTCGGCCCATTGATCGCGTATGGAGCTTCGCTAGAGATTTTCGCAGACTTCAACCAAATGGATCAGTACGACCAGGTGATGGTGCAATACAACCGATATAAAGACGTTAGCATGCAGGACACTTACGAGGAGTATTTGTATCAGCGGTCGGTATCAAAATTTTAGGAGCATAGATGGCTTACACTAATAATGTCCCGCAGGGAAACCAAACAATAGCGTCGACAACAGACCCGATACGTAATAACTTCGCGTTTCTCCAGACCTCTATCGACCAAGAGCATAACTTCGACATCACTGACGGGACCAAGACTTACCACAAGAAAGCTTCGATGCCAAACCGTGCGCTTTCACCTGCTTTGCCTGCTGGAACTAATGGGGTTTACTTTGTTAGCAGCGGGAAGCCTTACTTCTACGATGGAACGACTAACTACCTATTAACAGGCGCAAACTCAGCAGTCACCATAACAGGCAGTTTAGTAGGTGGTGCAACAGCCGTGATTCTAGCCGCAGGGAATTGGTTTGGAACTGTAAATGCTTTCATGACAGATGACAATTCACGATATGTTTTCTGGCAATTCCGTATGGTCGCTGGGGTTTTAGTGAAAAATCAGATGGCATCGGGAGGGTCTAGTTCTATAGATATCGTCCTTGATGGCAGTAGTAATTTAGTTGTCAAAAACACAGGGGCTAGTCCTCATATCTTTGCAGTACAAGTAATTTACACGAGTGCTACATGACGCGAGAGTACACTGGGTTCCCTATAGCTAACTTCCGTGTTGGGTTTGACGAAGCTCTAGAACCTTGGATGCTCCCTCGTGATGCATTCCAGGTACTGAAGAACGCGCACCTATACCGAGGAGTTGTCGAGAAGATCCCTGGTTACTTGCTGTTCGCTACCATGGGCTATAAGGTTGTCACAGTCCCTACAGTTGGAGCTATCAACGGCGCAAACAAAACCTATACCGGTACTATAATATCATTCCCTGTCACAACAAACATCACGGTGCAGTCTACTATCAATGCAGGTGCTACCCTTGTCGAGAACTTTATATATGACGGCCCTGGAGTTGCGCCTGGATCTATCAACCTTATCAGCAACTTAGGGGGTGTTGGAGTTATTCTCTCTGGTGGTCAGTTCACTTTTGTCTTCAACACTGCTCCGGCTGACTTAACTGTCGGTGGTGTTCAATACAATTCGGTTTTGTTCGCCAGCGATCGTGCTCCAGGAACATTGCGACCTATCATGGGAATCAAGCCATTCCTCAATTCCAATGGCTCCCAGGATGTGCTGATCTTCGACACTAAAAGAGCCGGTAAGATCGTTGTGTTAGATGAGCCAGTCGCAACAAACGTCTTAGCGGCTAATGGGATATCGGAAATTCCTCATGAAACACAGTCGTTAGCGATCACAACCGGGTTCAATAACACAGTAGGGCCATTCACAGGCACAGTTAACACTTTCTTGCTCCCTGGTTCCGTGCAATTCGACATCTACTTAACAAATTCCACAACCGCCGCTCTATGGACAACTGTTACTGATAACGGCGCCGGACTTCTGACTGACTCTGCCGCTAAACTCAATCCTGGCGTGCTAAATCTCATCAACTATGCCACAGGTCAATGGACGATGCAATTCGCTATAGGATCTGAACCGCAAGCAGCTTATCAGACGAACTTCTCCGGTTGTATATATGGCGATACTTTCACTGGCGACTTCACCAATTTCTTCGATGTCGTCAATTACCAAGGCAAAGCTTTTATCACCAACGCAGTAGATCCGCCAAGATACTACGATGGCTTCTGCTTAGAGTATCTCAATACCAACCTATCAGCCAAACCGAACACTGTAGCACCATACGACCTGAATAAAGTCTTGCATGTGTATGTCACTAGGGAACGATTACTGCTGATGGCTCCGTATGTTAACAATGTCCCGGCTTTAAATGCAATCTACTGGTCGACCGCTGGAAATCCGCTTGACTTTACGAATGACGAGCAGCTTTTTGCCCCCACATCTGAACCGATAAGGACATTCAGTGAAATCAATTCCGACGTTGTGGTGCGATTTTCTAACTCCGAGCGCGTGTTTCGTTACACTGGCGATGCATTTAGCCCCTTCCGTTGGGACCCTACAAACGTCATCTGGAGATGTGATGCGCCGTATTCTGCTATCAACTATGACTCATGGTTTTCATCTGTTGGGCGCCCTGCAATTGTTGGTTCCGACGGCGTTAATGTCAAACGTGCTGATGAGATTATACCAGACTTCACTTTAAACCTGCGTATCGATGAACAGCAGCCGGTCCTTTCTATAGATCAGGGCAGCATAGGTCAGTGTTATGGCGAGAGATACGATGATTTCAAGGAAGGGTGGCTCTGCTACAGGAACTTCGATGATGACGGCATTTCAGGTGTGAAGCCTTCCAATAGTGTGCTTGCTTTCAACTACCTAGACAGTACCTACGCCGTATACACCTTCCCATTCAGTTGCCTTGGTTTCGGTAGGATTATCGCGGAAGACGTCTGGGGGAACAACTTCGATCTATGGCAAGAGGCTAACTACACTTGGGACTCGTATTCACAGACAGAAGGCGCATTAATAGACTTGGCAGGAGATCAGAATGGCAAAGTGTATGAATTGGGCACGGGGAATAGCATCACAAGCCCTAACGGTACTGTTATTCCATGTCTCTTTGAGGCGATCACGAAAGACTTTAACCCCTTTGTGGAAGGTGGAGAGTTATCGCGATTCGGTTTCGTAGACTTCCTGGTTAGCTCTAATGACAACACAAACTTTCGGGTGCAGTTCTATAAAGACAATCAGATGGATACCAACTTCAACACCTACTATCAAGAGACAAAGCTAATCCTCACGGCTAACACGCAATCGAAAGTGTGGAAGCGAATCTATATAGGTGCGGTAGGGAAGGAGCACACCATGCGGATCTACCAGAATGCGGATGACTTCGTTACTGGAGATGAAAACCAACCGATCAGAATACATGCAATCGTGCCTTACTTCAAAGCAGCGGGGAGGATATTCAACTAATGAAGCTACAACCCAATTTCAGCTGGCAGAAGTATGAAGGCAAGCCAGAGGACCAGAAGGAACAGTTCCAGTACCAACTTCAGAGCCAGCACATACAAGTGGCTAATTCAGTTAACGCGACGATTGATGACGAGAGCTATTGGACTAGACAGCGGCAGACAGCGTTCACTTGGATAGATGGTAAGGCGATTTGGACGAAGACAATTACGGGAGTCATAGTTGGCACAGCGATTACTTCATATCCTCATGGCATCACCAACATAGACAAAGTAGTCGCGCTCGAAGGTTCTGCACAGGATGCATTGCCTATGGCCATTTTCGCGATACCGTTGCCGCACATATCTCCTACCGTGTTGCTCAATAGTATAGGTATATTTGCTGACCCGGTGAATATAAACCTTAATGTGGGGAACAACGCTTTCGCAGGTTATGTGTTCAGCGCCACCATCTATTACACAAAGACTTGAGGTAAGAAATGTCATTTAAGAGCTTCCTGTTTGGGACTAAAGGTAAAGCTGAGTCATTAAACACACTAACTCCTGAACAGAAACAGTTGATGGAATTGATTAACCAGGGATTGACTAGCGGCGAAGGACCTTTCGGAGAACTGTTTGGGAATTTTAACCAGCAGAAGTTCCAGGAAGGTGTAGCGAATCCTGCTATGAAGAACTTCCAGGAGGAGATACTGCCGCAGTTACAAGAGAAGTTCATCGCAGGCAACCAAGTGTTAGGGTCCGGCATGCGTCGTGGCCAGTTGAAAGCCGGAGTTGACCTGCAAGACAAGTTAGCGCAGCTGATGTACGGAGCACAGAAGGACCAAGCACAGAATAAACTCGCGGGCCTTCAGACAGTGATGGGGACTAAGGGTATAGAGAATATTTACAAGCCAGGTACCAAAGGAACAGTGCAAGGTATGGCTGAAGGATTTGCGCAAGGTGCAGGTCAAGCGGCAGGCACAGCGGCAATGGGTTAAGGGGTAAGAAATGGTCACGGTAGTTCCAGCAGATGAAGGATGGGGAGAGGCTTTTAGTAAGTTCGGACAGGGATTTAGCCAAGGAGCTATGAACCGATCCGACCAGAAAGCTCTACAGAAAGCGATAGATGACCTGCCGCCGAATGCAGACCCAAGAGATGTTTTGAAGGCTGTTACAAATGTAAGAACATACGATAATAAAGCTAAGCAAGACTTTTTAAAGAGCTCATTAGAGGTTGATAAATACCGACAGCACTTCGAAGAAACACAGAAGAAACATCAACTGCAAGAGGTTAAAGCGAAAGAAAAAGAATCGAAGCGGATGGCGGAAGAGAAGAAAGCGCAGAACGAAAGAGAAGTAGCTGATTCTTTAATAGACAACGCCAATATCCCCGATGAACAAAAGCAAGCTCTAAGAGGCAAGATCGGTACTAATACAGCCGCAGCACTTGCAACCAAGAACGCTGACGCTAGTGAGTATGAAATAGCAAAGAACCAATCTAAAAGGTTTGAGCCCGAGGTGGATTATTACCATAAGAAAGCGTTAGAAGCAAAACAGTTAATGCCAATAACAGAAGCCACTATCCTAAATAACGAGAAGTATGGTGGATTGGAGAAAACTTGGGACACCGCGCTGGATGCAATCAATAGTTCCTTCCTAAATCAATTCAAAAGCAAAACTGGCCAAGAGTTAGAAGCTTACACTCCCGTATCTGTTGCTGGTTTTGGTACTAAGATGGGAGGACAAATGACTGACAAGCGAATGCAGTTGATAAGCAAAAAGGCGGTTGGTTTAGGAAGAGATCAAAATGCTAATAGATTATTTTTATACTTGGATTACTACGATAGAAAGTTAGATATGTTACGGAATGACTTTGCTAACGAGATAATCTCTGAGAATAAATATGGTCTTCCTCCTAAAGATTTGGACAAGCAATTAGATAAAAAGATGGCCCCATACCAGAAGATGATCGGGAAGGACATCGACAATCTACTAAATGACAAGCGCCCAACCTCTGAGATGTCGCAAATGTCGGTAGTGCAGCAATACAAACAAGAGCTACAGCCAGGTGAAGTGTTGGTTGTGTCGCCAGATGGAGCTACTTGGGCTTTGACGGAAGAAGAGCTGAAGATGCCTGAATACAAAAAATACAAGAGGCTTTAACTATGGCGCGGCGATTAGGGATGCAGACAGAGGAGCCGATTCAGGAAGAAGAAGCTCAACAGCAACCTCCTATGCAACAGCCTGCCGAAGAATCACCACTACCGGAGCAAGAAGTCGCAGCGGAGGAACCACAACAACCGCAGCAAGAGCAACAGCAGCAGGAACCAAGACAAGGGCCACGTCTCATTGCGAAGCCAGCAGAGGCACAACAACCAGAACAGCAGCAAGAGCCTGGATACTGGGAGACTTTCAAGAAGGGATTCAATCGGTCGGCTTCAGGTGCAACAGCGCAGTTGTTTGGAGATGCTATCAATGAACAAGAAGACAAGCCGCAAGGGTTCTGGAAGAGTGTGATTCAGGAGAGCGGCACTTTGATAGGCGACGCTCCCTTCATGGGTATTGGCGCTTCTATGGGAGCTGCTATGAGTGGCGGTAACCCCTTCGTTGCAGCGGCTACTGTTCCTTTCTCTGCTATGGCTATGCCTGCGTTTCTGAAAGAAGCTACGAGACAGTACCGAGCATTCCAAGATGGTGGCGGTGATTTGTCGTTCGGTGAGTTCTTAGATAGGGCGGATCAAGTAGCGAACAAGACTCTGAACGAAGGCCTGTTTGGGGTGATGTTGGGAGCTATAAAGAAGTCCGTCCCATTGCTTGAGAAGATCCCCGGAGTGAAGCAGCTCTTTGACACGCGATACATAGGCGGAGTAGCGAGAGAAGCAGCGACAATCGGAGCAGAGACAGCAGCAGCAACAGGCGTACCGGCAGCAATTGAAGGTAGGCTACCAACACAAGAGGAAGTGGCTAGAGCTGGAGTGTTGTTTGCTGGAGGAAGAGCCACTGAGTTACCTGGGCAGCTGATGGATGTGATAAAGGATTCCAAGTCACAGAAATTCAACTACGCTCTGGCGGACAATATTGAGAACCTGGACCTTGCATACCCTTCGATCAAAGAGTTTAAGAAAGGCGAGAATCCGATCTACAAGAACAGCGCTGCGCTAGACAGGAACCTCACTGCATTCGATGAGTCTTATATTGGCAACGTCATCTCTAAAATCAACTCCCTATCAGACACACAGTTCGCTTCAGCACACGAGGCAGGACAACAGATGTACAAGATGCTGGCTCCTAATGGCCTTCCTAAGAATCCGCCAGGCGGTCCACCTCCACCTCCCGGAAGTGCTCCACCTGCTAGACCTACAAGGCGCGTGGTTCCTTTGACACAAAACCCATTACAGCAAGCGGTAGAAACAATCTCTCCTCAAGTGGCGCCAAGTAAAGCGGAATTGGGAAGAAGGGTAACGAAAGAGTACGAAGCAGCTAGGGAGCGAGATTACAAGCCTCTAAAGCAACGGTATAAATCGCTAGACGAACAAGTGCATGGGTTGACAGTTGTAGACCAAGACATACCCGCAAGGATTAGTGAATTTGCGGATAGATTTGAAGGTAGCGTTATTCCTGGTTCCTCCTCTCAATTGGTAGTCAATACAGCTAGAAGAATGGAGAGACTGTTTGAGCAGCTAGACGAGGAAGGAAACGTCAGCGGCTATAACGAAGTCCCAATCAGAACAATCATGCAAACCAACAGAGCAATCAAAGAGATCCCCAATTGGGACGTTCCTCCGGAGATGAAGCAGAACCTACACGAGTTAACAGCATTCATGGACGAAGCTATAGCAGGTCACATAGGCAACTACTCTACCGAACTAGGCCAAGAGTACACCGAATTGAACCGTGACTACGCGATGTTTAAGAACCGCTATGACAACAGAGACATGCGCATCTTCTACGACAGGACAGAGAACAGCGAAGCAGTAGCCACACGTTTCACGAACCTAGATGAATTCACACAACTGGTTCAAGCGTTAGAAGGTTCGCCACAGGGAGAGGAAGTGCTCAACCTAGTGCGAAGAGAAGCGTGGCAGAACAAGTTAGGACGCGAAGCACTGACTGCACGAACCGAAGGGGACTTTGAAGCGGCGACAGCTAAGTTCAGCGACCGGGAGTTTAATGACTTGATGGAATACCTAACGCCGCAGCAGAGACAAATAGCTGTGACGGCAATGGATCACTCTAACCAGATAAGAGATTCAGCGATCCGTAGTGAGGCTCAGTTCAGTGCAGACAAAGACCAATACGCGCAAGAGAAGCAACAATGGCAACGAGCAGAGCGAGAAAGGAAGCAAGACGAGAAAGAGGCTTCGAAGAAAGTCCAAACGAAACAAGACTTGCTAGTGTCCCTGCTGAAGAATGACCCAGCTACTTTTGTTGGCAATATGAAGACGATAGAGGGAATCAAACGTGTCAAGGAAGCTGCTAAGAATGTCGAAGGTGGAAAAGCTCTGTACGACTCATTAGCAAGGTTCGAGACAGAGAACATGTTTAGTTTCATGAAGGAAGGCTATCTCAAATCTGGCCGTGTTCCCTATACCGACATGAAGATACAGCTCCAAAACCGAGAGTTCCGTTCCAAGCTTAAAGAACTCAATGGCGAGAAGTTCGTAGAACACATGGATGAGCTTGTAAAGACCGCAGACCACCTATCCGACAACTTTAAAGAGATCAAGGTGAAGTTCAAAGACGATGAAGTAGCCATGAACAATATCCTTAAGGTTTACTCACTACTAGGTTTGGTACAAGGGGATGTGTTCACGCCATTGATGGCCTACACTGCTAAGAAGAACCTGCTCAAGATCGGCGGTAAACTGCAAAACATGTGGTCCGACAAGAGAGCTTATGACCCTGAGTTTGTGCGACATACCATTAGTGCAGCGAGAGCAGGGAGCAAAGGAAATAAAGCAGAGCTGGCTAGGCAAGTAGCGCTCGTTTCGCCACCACAACCACCACTTAGGATGAATAGACAGTAAAAAAATTTTGTCATACTGTAAAGAAATTATTTGAAAGGAGAAAATCATGGGCATGTTCACTAATCCACTCGGCTATGCAGGCTACCCACCCGGAGTAACAGGCACACCCACTACACAGAATTCAACCGTACGAGCCGCCACAGCCGCAGAAGCAGCAGCGGGTGTCTTGACTAACGTGTACATCTCACCAGCCACAGCAGATTCAGCTACCGCGCTTGACTTTGCTTCACCGCCTGTCCTTGGCTTCGGCTCTACAACTCCTCGGCCAGTCCATGCTACAACACTCAGTGCGCTCGGTACAACAACAATCAACGTAACCGGCGCAGCAGCTACGACAATTGCCACTGGTGGCACTGGGACATTGGCTCTTGGTAACGCTACTGGGAACACTGTTGTAACTGGGTTACTTACTACAGGCGCTCTTACAACTGTAGGCACTACAAACATCAATACAACAGGGGCAGCTACTACCAACATTGGTACAGGTGGGACTGGCACAACAAACATAGGAAACACAACAGGAAATACCGTTGTTACTGGTTCGATATCAGCCTCTACTTTCAACGCAACAACAATCACAACAAACGTAGCCGCAGCTCAGCTATCCTTAAGCGCTACCACCATTGCTGCTACCGGCTCCGATGCTAACGTAAACCTAAACTTAACTGCTAAGGGATCAGGCTCTCTAGTGTTCAGTCAAAGTAAGGCTGGCGTCGACCAGAATATGCAGATCACCAACTCTGACAACTCAGCTGCGGCAGGTAATGCAGGGCTACAGTTGGCAGTCGGTGGATCAACAAGCACAGGGGACCCGTACGTTTCATTCCAGATCAGTGGCGTAGGTGCTTCTACAATGACGATGGGCTTAGACAATAGCGCTAGTGACCTGTTTGTTATCTCGAATAGCGCAACCCTGGGAACATCAAACGCATTAACATTAAGCCAAGCAGGAGCATTAACAGCCACTACAACTCTAACAGCTACCTTGGGCGACGTTACTGCAACCAACGGCAACTTCGTTTCTTCTACCGCAGGCAAAGGACTACAGTTCAATGCCAACACAGCCACAGGAGCCGCAGCCTCTCCGATTGTAATAAACTCTCGCGCAGGTCAAGCCGTCTTCTCTTCGGTCAGTATCGCAGCAGCAGCCGACCTCACTCTAACGATCACAAACTCACAAATCACAGCATCGACAACACAAGTCATCTACTCAATGAGCGGGGCAACAACCGGGTCAGCCTTATCAATCAAGAGTGTCACCAATACCGCAGGGTCTTCGGCAATCGTGGTTACTAACGGTACCGGCGCTACAACTACAACAGCAGACATCACGCTGAACTTCCTTGTCGTTAACTAGAGGTGAATCATGGCAATCGTTAGAGCAGACGTCTTAAGGTCGTTAGCGTTCGGTGGGATATCAGGTACATATGCAGCAGTGGGGACCCCATTGACTGTGAACTGGAGGATGTTCCGCATCACAAACAACACCAACGGAGACTTGTTTATTAGCTTCGACGGGACTAATAACAACCTCTTTGTACCTGCCTCTAGTTTTGTGTTGTACGACCTCTCAGCTAACGCGGCGCCAGTAACTGAATCGGATACTTTTGTTATGCAGGTTGGGACGCAGTTCTATGCAAAACAGTCTACGGCCCCAAGCTCCGGCGCTGTGTATGTCGAAGGCCTTTACGCTCGGGGGGTATAAATGAGTCAAGCGGGTAATAATAACGTCTCAGCAAACCCCAGTGTCCCGATACAGTTTACAACTAACTCAGGCATTGCGGTTCCTGCGGCTAACAATCTAAACATCCTCGGTGCTGGGAGTATAACCACTTCTGGCGCTGGGAGCACTGTGACGATATCTGTCTCTGGCTCGGGAATTACATGGAGTACCATCTCTGCATCACAAACCCTTGCGGTGCAGCATGGTTACTTTTGTGTCTCTCCTGGTGGAGCATTATCGCTTCTTCTACCCGCTACCTCTGTGATAGGGGACATAATTGAGGTAACACTAGACGGCGCCACTAGCTTCACTATAACACAAGGGGCAGGGCAGAGCATCCGACTAGGGAACCTGTCCACAACTGCGGGGGTTACTGGGACGCTTACTACTACACAGCAGGGCGACACAGTTTACATGGTCTGTCAGACAGCGAACCTTAAGTGGAACGTTCTCAGTAGCATGGGCAACTTGTTACTAGCGTAAAGGAGTAAACGTATGTCACTAAATAACGGCACATTTGACCCAGCACGCACAGAAGATTTAGCAACAGGTTACATTTACATTTTAGGAGTATACAAATAATGGCTACTAACAATGCAGTTAATATATCCTCAGCCGGGTTAGTAAAGTATGACGGGGCAGGAACGTTCTCAGGGGTAACAGTCACTAACCATGCAGTTTTACTCGGTGCTTCTTCTAACGGAATCACGAGTCTTGCTTTGACTAACGGGCAACTAGCGATAGGGTCAACTGGCGCCGATCCCTCTGCTGCTGCGCTTACTGCTGGTACTGGTGTGTCTATAACAAACGGCGCCGGTTCCATCACGATCAATGCCGCTGGTGGTGGTCTTACATGGACGGTGGTTACTGGTACGACTCAGGCAATGGCGGTGAACAACGGGTATATCGCTAACAACGCCGGTGTCGTAACTGCTACGCTGCCCGCTACTTCGGCTGTTGGAGATGTGGTAGCTATAACAGGAATCAACAACGCTACAGGCTGGAAGATAGCTCAGAACGCAGGAAACACAATCTTCTTCGGCGCTGCTACTACAACTCCAGGCGCAGGGGGATCATTACAATCTGCTGCGACTAGAGATGCTGTGCAGTTAGTGTGTACCTCAGCTAATGCCAACTGGCAAGTTTTGTCGTCGATTGGGAACATAACAGTGGTGTAATTATGGAGTATACAAATAATGGCTACTAACAATGCAGTAAACATAGCTACAGCTGCTACAGGCAAGATATTAAGAGCGCAGGGTGTAGGAACGGCTCCTTTGTTTTCTACCGCAACATATCCCGACACTGCTGGCACATCTGGGAATGTATTGACTTCTGATGGGACAAATTTTATTAGCTCTGCCCCAGCCACATTTTCTCAAGTTGTTACACAAATATTCACTGCAAGCGGAACCTATACACCTACGTCAGGCATGAAATACTGTATTGTTGAGTTGGTCGGTGGTGGCGGTGGCGGTGGTGGGGCTGCCACTACCTCATCAGTTCAAGTAGCAGCAGGTGGCGGTGGCGGTGGTGGTGGATATATCAGAAGATTATTTTCAGCAGCAACGATTGGCGCGTCTCAAACTGTTACTATCGGAGCTGCAGGAACCGCCGGCGCTTCAACTCCAGCAGATGGAGGGACCGGAGGGGCTACAATATTCGGCGCTTTCTCTCAAGCTAACGGAGGTGTGGGTGGCAAACTTTCTAATGCTACTATACTAGGAACAGTGGGAGGTGGCACAGGAGGAACCGCTATTGGATCTGCAGATTTTGGTTGCAATGGCGCTCCAGGAGGTGCAGGACTTGCGATATTTTCCACGACAGCATTTTTAAGCAGCGGATTTGGAGGTTGTTCATTTTTTGGAGGCGGAGGTATAGGAAGAGTAGTGACTGCTAATGGTATCACTGGACTCAGTTATGGTGGTGGTGGTAGTGGCGCTGCCTGCACAAATAACGCCGGTGTTGTAGGTGGAGCAGGTTTTGCAGGCATAATAGTAGTCACAGAATATATTTAGAAGGATTTTTTATGAAAAAAGAAGACTCTAAAAAAATAAAATCTGTTCCGTCTAAAGATAAGGTCGGCATAGTGATGGATGAGTACAAGCGTGGTTCACTGCATTCCGGGAGCGGTTCATTAGTGAAAAATCCTAAACAAGCTATTGCTATAGGACTTTCTGAAGCAAGAAAATCCGGAGCTAAGATCCCTAAGAAGAAATAACCAAGAGAGCAGGAGTCGCCTAGCGATGTTACTGCTCCTCTTCACCTTCTTTCTTTTTACTGCTCCAAGTTTTAAACGCCTTAAGGAACGAGTCCATCCGCGTCACAGCTTCTCGCTTCACATCTTCTACAGGCTTCTTTAGTGACATGGAACTATGCGCTAGGAACTTGTTTAACTTTGCAGTTTCTTTGTCTGACATGGGGGGTAGCAAGGAATCAAATTCTAGGCACTTAGGAGGCTCGTAGCAAGCATTAGCATCGTTGTCTGGATCGTCACCCGTCTCGAGACAAAAGACCTTCATATAGGCGTATTTCATTGCATAAGACATCGCCTTGCCAGGGCCTTTATCACCAGAGTCGACTCCATAACCAGGATATCTCACAGTCAGTTGATCGCTCGGTTGGTCTGCGTTTACGAATGTCACTACCATTTTCGCTTGAGTTCTGTTCCCTTCTTGGGTGATTTCTTCTAAACTTGGGATAACAACAACGCCATGCTTTACTAGATAAGGATGAACCGCAGCTGTAACCTGGTCATGACTGGCGAATCGGTACTGGCCATTAACTGTCTTCGAACCCTTTTGTATGTAGCTTAGGTCCCCCATGATCCCCAGTATCCGTTGAAATAGGTTCAGACTCTTCTTTTCGTCCATTCTTCTTTCCTTTGTTAAAATAGTGCCAGCAGTACAGAGCCGAAACGAATACCGCGAACTCCGGCTTCATGTCTTCTATAAAGTGAATGTCTGGGAAATCGCCGTCTTTCTTTAGGTACACGATCATTGCGCCATGCACCGTAACACCTTGTTTGCGCAACAGTGAATCGTAGGCCGCCATCTGTACTGGGTAAGTCTTCTGTGGCTTCGCGCTAGTCTTCAGGTCTACGAGATACAGCTTGCCATCCGTTCCTTCTACAACAAAATCCAGCTGGCCAGAGTATTTTAGGTCGTCGTCCATGTAGCGCTTCTCTATGATCACGAACTTATCCACTTGCGCCCCCGCCCATTGTTTGAATGAATTGACGTAGCCTATAAACTCCTCGCCTATCATGCCATCCGGAATCCAGTTGCCTTTAGCAATACCAGCACAGAGAGCATGTACCGTTGTGCCTCTTGCCGCAGCTCGTTGGAGTATGTCGGCTGGAACCTGGTCGTAGCTAGTGTATGCCCGCAGTATTTCCGTAACTCTTGGGTAGTCCATCGCTTATCCTATGTAAATTTAAACTTTAACTTAACATTTGGTATAATACGAGGCAATAGGTTCGTTAACTTCTTGTAAAGATATGGGTGAGCGAAGTATTTTCTGTAAAAGTGAGGGGGGTAGGATGGCAAGACCGAAATCGCTAGGGGAAACAATGGTGGTGTCTGTGAGGATGACAACCGATATGTACTCTATGCTGCAAGATATAGCGGCATTAGAGACCATCAACACAGGCAGGACGGTAGCTATGCAGGAGCTGATAAGAGGCGCGCTTGAATTTGTCTATAGCGATAATGAACGGCTACGAGAGAGTTTCAGGCGAAGCAGGTCACATGTAACGAAAAGGTTTAAATAAAGGACTTGAGCGGAAACGAAATAAACGCTAGTTTGGTAAAAGAAAAGGGGAAGTTCTGTCAAAACCCCCCTGTTCGGTATTAATTAGACTTTTGGTTAGGAGCAGTCAACTCCGTGTGTGCTATATACCATTTCACACTACCAGAAGTATGTAATTATCTACCACCAAATATTTACCATGTGTATTTGTGGCTAAGGAAAAGCATACGTCTATCTATTTTGATCGCGAGAAATCCTTGTTTGTTGGTATTGATGCCGCTTATTGTGAGCTGTTAAAAGATATGTTTCCTGGGGTAAATATTATCCTAGAACTGAAGAAAATGATCCTATGGCTAAACTCTTCGAAAGGGGTGAAAAGCAAGGGAACTATTAACTTCATCACAAACTGGCTACAGAAGGCTCCGATCACACAATCTTTAACGCCTGAAATAGAGCAAGACACTCCCTTACGCCCTCACATCGAAGCCTACTTAAAGGATCTATGGAAAGGGAAGGAACACCTACTGGAGATGAACAAGAGAAAGAGCTAGAGAATTTTCTGCAATTTGGGTCGCCTACTAATGCTCATCCAGACTGTCTCACGCCTCTTGCTGAACTCCCGCACGCCTATAGAGATGAGATAGACAAAGGCTACTCCACGGGTTGGGAATGCCTCGATTATTACCTGCAAGGGCTCCGCAAAGGAGAAGTAACGGTAGTCACGGCAGACACAGGCGCAGGAAAGACTACCTTCTGTACGCAGTTGATGATCAATTGTGCTATGCAAGGCATCCCGGTCTGGATCAACTCTTGGGAAATGAAGCCAGAAACAACCATGCGCAAGCTAGCTTCGATTATCCTTCGCCGCCCCATGAAGGTTTGTAATTTCAACGCCCATGAGAACGAACAATTCGACGAGTGGGCCAGCCGCTACAGAGTTTACATTAATCCCAACACGATCGGCACCGACATCAACTCACTTGCCAAGCAGCTAGTACAAGCGAAGCAGCTGGGCATTGAGATTGTTATGCTGGATCACTTGGATTACCTGGTTAACTCGAAGAAAGAAAAGCTGCACGAGGCTATTGATGAGACTGTTAAACGGCTTCATGAGTTGGCCTTTGCTCTTGGCATGCACTTTTTACTCATCTGCCATCCACGTCAATCTTCAGGAGGTGGTGAGGAAGTAGGAATGCATGGACTCAAAGGATCATCCAGCATTAAACAGTACGCTGACAACATCATCATCCTACATCGCTGCGCAAGAACAGACCCATCTTCAGACCCAAACAAAGTAAAAGTCAGAGTAGCCAAGAACCGCATGTTTGGTATCGAGGGGAACACGTATCTCTTCTATGAGCCTATGTGGGACGGTTATTCGGAATTGAGGAAAAGCGTATGAACAAACAATGGTGGCCACAGAGTGACTTTGTAGAGCCAGGGATTAAACACGCAGAAGAAGATTTGAGGTACTTATGAAATTCAGAATAGGCACGACTACAGATGAGATAGAGGTGGGACAATATAGATTGATGGAGAAAGGTGCTTTGAAGGCGTTCTTCTCTCTAGTGCTATACCCTCATGGCCAAAAGATCCTAGACTGTCGTTACTTCGAACAAGGAGATAGTCGTTGGTTTAGCTTCCCACAGAAAGAGGTTAAATACTCGGACGGCAGAAAGACAGAATACATACCACTTGTCACTTACTTAAACAAAGAATACCTGGATCAGCTTAAGACAGCGGTACTAGCAGCATTAAAAGAAGTCAAACCAATGGAGAGTTATGGGCAGTCAGCAAAGCAAACCGGGCAAGCGAAAGTTCAAGCAGATCCAAGGCAAGCGAATAAAGTACGGTCTAGTGCACCCTCTGATTGGGAAGAATGTCCGTTTTGATTCATGGATGGTCTTGTGTGAATACGTCTTAGAGGTTGCGGAAGAAGAAGCGCGTAGGCAGATGCAGGGCACGATGATGGAATTGATTTGCAGGCTGTCGGACGAGATCATAGAGTCGGCGATCGAATGTGAAGAAGAGGATATTGATGGGTCTGAAGCAGATAATTAAAGAGCAGCAGATCCTTGCGTCTGGTGCTGTGGAAGCTGAGCTTGTCCTAGCAGGGGAGCCGCTTATCTATAGCATCAAGTACAAGGTCGGGCAACGCTCCCACTCCACCCAATTCTTTAGAAATATGAAGTGGAGGTCGCTGCTGAAATGTTGGTTCCGTTCTCAATACAATACTAAAACACCCGTTGTGATAGCCGTACGCTTCTATGTTTCGCCACCAAGCAACGTGAGTATAAAAGCGGCCGATCTGAAAAAGGAATCGACGCCTGCTGTGCATTCTTTTGAAGTGTGCGACTATCTTTTATCCTTCTTTGAGATGCTCCATCATGTGCTAATCAATTCCTATAAACAGATTGTTAAGGTTGACGTTGAAAAATTCTATAGCGCAGAACCAAGGACAGTCTTTAAATTCATGACTTGGAGCCAACATGTTAAGTTGCAAGCTGGTAATCCCCCACACGCCGAAGCCAAAAGAATCGGTGAGGATAGGCAGGTATCGGACATACAACCCTAGCGCTAAAGGCATGATGCGTAGCAGGGAGTATGTGCGCAGCTTCTTGACCGATTACGCGCTGCCTCTGATGTCTGGCCCCTTGCTTGTCATCACCCACTATCGGATACCGGCAGCGCTCAGTTCACCAGAGAGGAAACGGCGCCCCCAGCATCTTGTTCCTCATACGAAGAGACCTGACGGGGACAACCTTGAGAAGTTCCTTAATGACGCGCTTAAAGGTGTTATTTGGGATGACGACGCACGGATTAGTTGGTTGTTGCGCAGCAAGAGTGTAACAAAAGCTAGGGAAGGCGAAACGGTGCTGTTTGTTAGAGAGTTGGAGAATAGCAAGCCAAATTACCCGCTGCTGTTGTGTGACCTGCTAGAACATATAAGAATAGAGAGTGAAGATGAAGATCCCGAATAAGTCCCAGTCTATATATGCCCAACTAAAGATGCTAGAACCGACCATGCGCTACATCAAAGACAGCCTCAACGATAGCGACATTACAGATCTGGAAGTGTTCTCCGAGATGAGTATGATCTGCGCACACCTGAAGTCAGTGTTAGTCAAGATAGAACACACGGGAGCAAAAAACAGGTATATTGATGGCGATAATTGAGTTCTCTCCACTTGTATATGTTGTGCTTGGAATAGATGAGAATCAAGACGATCAAGTTCTCAGCATACAATCTTGTTACGAAGGGGCTAAAAGATATTGTATTGACAAACTCACTATGGATAATTATTTTGACATTTGGATTGAGAAACACCATATTAATGTCTTTTAGTATTTCTTTTCATTAAACTCACAATTCATATATGATCTTTGCAATGCGTAAATATGCAGAGATTAGATTATAAAACAAAATATGGAAAATATATGACACCAACACCACCAGTTTCATGTAGCGAGATAACTAAATACGATCAACTTTATGGGATGTTAAACTCTCTCCGTGAAGACTACACAAAACAGATCGATGCCTTGCGCGCTGAAGGGGCCGCCGCTGTGCTAAAAGAAAGAAAAACAAACAAAAAACAGATGGACCATATAGAAAAAATATCAAACACCAACATCGAACATGCTAATGCCAGAATAAGTTTTTTCTCTAAAAAGTTAGATTTGGCCGACAAAAAAATAGAAGACCTGACAAAAGAAACTGAAAAACTGCAAGAAGCGGTTCAGCAGTCTCAAAACTCTAGCTACACTTTGGTCACAGATATACAAATCGAAAGAGGATTAGAGAAGATCGACAAAGAAAGAGACGCAGAAAGGTCCGCTCTCGCCGCTAAAGTTGTGTCGCTAAGCATCTCTATCGGTTTGTCTGCTGGAGGCACTTTACTAGGCGCTGCTGCTACTCCGTTTCTGTTTGAGGTCGGTGTGCCGGTGATGACTTTATGTGGCGCTGCTATCGCTGTACAAGCTCCCGTTCTAGCTAAGTTTGACCAAGAATGGCGCGCTATCAAAAAACTACCGAGCGCAGTTGAGCAACAGAAGATAGCTGAGTTTAACATGTTTGGCACGATAGGTTTAACGCCAGACCAAAGGAAGGAAGCATTTGCTTTTGTTGAGTTGCAAGAATCCGAAAGGTCAGCTGTTAGTCGCGAGCGTATCCGGCAAGTAGAGGCAGAGTCTGAAAAGTTTATGCACTCATTTTTAAAACAAAATGCAACGCCTACGCCACCTGAACCAACAGAAATGCTAGACAGCTCCATAAATTAACACTTTAAACCAAACCCTCTCTTGATTTTCGGGAGAGGGGCGAGGATATCATGTCATTTGCTGCTTCTCTCAATTCAGTCAACTTTGCACAACCAGACTACCCAAGCCGTTCATCCGAACAGTTTAGCCAGTTAGAAGATAAGATGCAGAATGTGGCGCAGCGTATAGACAACTTAGATGTAAAACTAGAGAAAGTAAAAAAACAACAATGTAAAATATGCGACACTACAAATACATCTAACGCGACACTGCAAAACGAAATTAAAGTCATACGTGAAACAAATAAAAAGGAGCAGTCGGAACTAAAGCAACAAGTAGAATGGCATAAAACATGGAACTTGAGAGCTGCTTTACTGTGTCTGCTGCTTGTTGTGATTGTTATTATCTGTATCGTAGCTTTAATCTTGCTGATCTAAACCTGTAGGCAGTTCAGTCGAGCTCCTAATCTTTTCCACCACCGTTTCGTGCCCCTCCTCTGCTTCCGTTAGATTGCTATACCTCACACACTCTTGTTCTTCTCTGTTTGCATCAAATGTGGTGGTCTGAAAATAATGAAGCGCGGCTAAACCATGCGGGACACCAAGCCACACAGTTGAGATAAACTCGGCGCCCATCTGTTCTTGCTTCACTATCTTGTATTCTGGATTCCGAAGCAGGACCTCTAATTCGTCAGCCTGTATTTCCCTGCCTAGCTTGTCTCTGTGCACGTGCTGATTCCACCAAGGCTCTCCTTCTTCCATGTTCATTGCTACCTCAGTTCTAGTGTAATATAATTTATAGCTTCTTCTTTGTTTTGGAAGTAAATCTCATACCCAGACAGCAGAAGTAAGGCGAAATGTAGGTCTGGCATCCACCCTTTTTTGCTATACCTGACTTTATAGTTGTTACATTGGAAAGATTTCATTATTTTATCCTTTTCAGTTGTAATATTTGTGCTTTTAAATGGTCCGCTAGCCAAACGATATTATCATCAGGGCAGTCATACTTAGCGATTAAAGTTTTCAAGGAAAATATTAGAAAATTCAACATCACCTCTTTTACATATAATCGGCTCTCTTCGTCTTTACAGTTACCTAAGTTTGTATCAAATTGCAGCATCAAAGCATCTCTGTGTTCCACTGCTCTTTTAAACACAGTCTGCATATAGGCGTCGTCACTATCAACTTCCTCAACATAAATAACTTGGTCACACATTTGCATCAAATTTTCCATTAAATCTTCGTCATTCATCATTCCGCCTTCTTTAATTGTTTGTCGTCTGTAATTGCGCAGCATCCCTTCATTTGTAAAATAGCTTCAACAACGAATAGTCGCTTATCAATATTGTTGACGTGGGACTCTATCCTATCCATGCGTTGGTCCATTTTATCAAAACGCGCCTCCATCTTTTCGAATCTAACATCTATTTTATCGAATTTCTTCTCCATCCTACCATTAAACCACCAAAACATTGCACCCATAACAATTAAGTGTCCTAAGTCCATTTGCTTCATAAACTCTAAAATTGTATCCACATTTAATCCTTTGTTATCATGCTTGCTACGATTATTGCTATAAAAATGTTGATTAGTATATGCATATTTTACCTAATTGTATAAATTATATAACCAAAGAAAAACTAAAGTATGGTATCAAACAAACCTATTTCCATGTCAATCCTCCTTCAAATCAACTTTAAATGTATTACGCCAGTTATGTATCTCCGAAAGCAGGCTCATATAGTCCTCTGTCCTTGCTCTCGGTCCCATCCTATCTATCATCCGCTCCAGATTAGCCTTCCACTTTTCCTTATCAAACATCGAGTGTTTAACCAGTTTTACCATAGCCTTCCAAAACCTGCCAGAGCTTGTGTATGCCGAGTAGCCATTCATCTTCTTAATATAGTTTATCGTATCCCAGCAGGTCTCTAACTCCTCCGCAGCAGAATCAGAAGCGAATTTGTATTCTCCCTTCCTAAATGTTGTGCCATTCTCCAAGGTCTTGCCCATCGTTAACCCTAGCGCGACCTTAAGAGATATGTTATTTGTCTTCATAAAATCTTTAAGTTTCACATATTCCGGATGCCCATTCTTTACATAGTAGTTGAGATAATCGACCGACCCCCACGACTTAGAGATGTTCATTAGTATAATATCTTCCGGTTGCAGCTCCTCTTTCAATTGATAATAGATCGCGACCCCTAGAGACTGCGCAGCTAACAAACGATGCTGGCCGTCCATAATCTCCATAGCAGCATTAACCATAATCGGGCGCATCTCCAACAGATTCCGTGATTGAATCGATTCCGCTATCTTCCTCACGTGTGCTTTGTCGATCTTCTCGCGGTTGTCTTCCCTGAACTTAAATATGTCATAATCCGTTGTACTTTTAATCTTCATGGCTCAACTCCTTAATTGCGTCTACCAATATTTCAACTTGCATCTCTAGGTTTTGTATGCGCTGATCTAACCGTTGATAAGGGCTTAGCTGTATAATCTCACTCAATCTCTTATTCTTCATCAACACTGCCCGCGCTTCTGCCTTAACCGCATTGTAGCTTTCTGCCCCTCCATTTCGTCTAACTTCTGATACTATAGTTGTTTTACTTCTTCCTATCTTCTTTGCTATCTTACCTAAGCTAAATTTCTCTCGAAGAAGCCGGTTTATCTCTCGCCGTTCATGTAAACTTATCTTTTTCCCTCTAATATTTGTCATCGTTTTCTTCCTCTAACAGCTCCTCCCAACCAAACGGCCTCACGTGCTCCGTTGTTGTCTTGCGCGGGTGAAAGTGCGTGAACATTTCCTCCATCTTGCTGCTGCTCAAATGTGTGTATCTCTGTGTGCTGGCTATCGTACTGTGCCCCAAAACCTCTTGAATCAACCGGAGATCTGCGCCAGAGTCCAGCAAGTGTGTAGCGCAAGCGTGCCGGAGGGTGTGCGTCGTCACCTGCTGCATGCCCGCTTTCTCTGCATAACCTACAACAATCGCGCACAACAACTGCCTGCGTAACGGCTTGTCCATAATCGTGAGAAACAGCGCGCCTCGTTCATTGCCCCGGACTCCAGTAATGTAACGATCTACCCATGCAAATGCCTCCGCTGTCACTGGCACCGTCCTTGTCTTGCTTCTCTTGCCACACGACACCATGACCTTGCGCGGGCCTATGTGGTGCAATTGTAGGCTGCAAAGCTCCGAGGCACGCAAACCCGATGAATATAGCAGCTCCAGTATTGCTCTGTCTCGTATCCCTATCTCTGTATTTGTATCCGGTTGCTCTAGTATCTTGCATATTTCCTCTACTGTTGGAATCCGTGGCGCTTTGATGTTGTTTTTTGGCGCCGTTATATTTTCCATTATGTCCGATACTAACACCTTGTTTATCCTCAAGTATTTACAGTAACTCTTCAAAGCCATGTAATACCGGTTGATACTTGCGTCGCTCTTACCGTTCAGCTTACAGTGGCCTAGGTAGTCGATTATATGCTTGCCTTTGATAGCTGCCGGCCGTTTGATATTGGTATGATCTTGCAAATACTCTATAAACCTGGAAATATCGTACTTGTATCCAGCTACAGTTTGTTGGCTCTTGCTTAATGACAGCTGCGCGATGAAACTGGCTAGCGATTCATCCATTGAGCTTAAAGTTGTCTTCGCTTGCTTCATTGAGTAACCGCCTGCATTTGTTGTTCTGTGCTTTGAGGTACAGTAAATATTGTATTATCGCCTCTGTTTTTGATATCTCTGCGTCGATGCAAAGCTTTGAAAACATTTGCCATAAATCCGACGGTAACTCCACGTTGAGCCCTTTCTTTGTTCCCCTCGCCATTAATCCTATCCTCTATTAATGTTATCTCTCTATCCACCCGCTCCAACAGCATCCGCGTCAAAGCATTGTTCACCCCTGAAGCCAACACACTGGCGCGCAGGTCTTTCTCATTTTTCAGCTTCATATATAGCATATCACACATATTTTCCTACACTTCCTTGTTCCCGTGTTACAACAGAGCGAGAGTGACAGTCCCCGCCCTGTTCTTGTTGTTTAAATTCTCATTCCCGCCCTATAATATTGCTATAGAGCGGGGGAATAGCTTAACCGACTTGCTCTAGATTAAACAATGGCCGGCTACTTTGTAGCTCATATATGTAAATCCAACTCTCTTGCTGATCTACCGTGCACCGTCCATGGGCGTAACCGGTTAAATGAGATTGTTCTACCAGCAACTCAATTATTTCATCATCGCTTATGTCATCCTGTATTTCTAATGTATCCACTTGTTTCCAGCTATCCACTTCCCAGCCGTCTATATCATTACCACAGACCTCTAGATCCCATACTTTGAACTTGCTCATGTCCTATATCTCTCCTGCTTGTGTTTGTTGCTTGCTTATCTGTTGCTTGCTTCCCTTCTCATAGCTCAACTAGCCATAAATTAATCTGGTCACCTAGGAGCACATTTGAATTTCAGCCTGTTAGCTACTTCAACACGGTGGCTGTTTTCGCTATACAATCACTATACTACACATCGAGGAATATAGTCAATTGGAATAATGGTCTTGCATGAAAATAGGGTGCACAATAGTATAAGGATAGGTATTAAAATAAGTTGTTTACAATGGAGGGTGAGATGAAAGGCAAGAAATTGACAGGAACAGAGAGACAGGCTAGGGCGGAACAGGATGCAAAGGAAAGAAGTAAAATTTTTAGTGAGCTTTGTGGACATGTAAAGGCGGGGTATAGTCTGCAATGTTTCGGACCCCTTTCGGAAATAACGGTTAGAAAGTGGCTAAAAGTGTATCCTAAAGAGTTTAATGAGGAGGAACTTGCAACTGCGCTACGCTTAGGACAGTCTGGGTGGGAAGAAATAGGGCGCAAACAGTCGAATGGGACTTGCTTAGGCAACAGTAGATCGTGGTACTATAACATGGCTAATAGATATGGCTGGCGTGAAAAGGTTGACGTAACAGCAGAGCATAAAGGACAAGTAAATGTTTCAGTCGTGAGCTATGCAACGCAACAGACTCCACAAGATAGTGACGAGTAGTGTTGACCGTAATAGTTATTATGAATACCTGTTTGCTCTAGCGATTAAACTATTGAATTGATAAGAGCTCTGTTGTGTAAAAGCTTTAATTGTCCAGTGCAAAGGGGGGCTTGACCCAGGGGAGGCGGTGCATATACGTATCCCAAGGTCACCAGAAATTTTCCCAATTCCAGAGCTCTTTTTTATTTTTTCAGAGCTTTTTTTCCCTCCAAAACCAGAGCTCTTTTTCTCAATTCCAGGCTTCTTTTTTCGTCTTCCATCGCTCTTTCCTGTGTAACAGTCCCAGCGCTAAAAATAATTTTCTTTTAATACTTAAGCACTTACAACAAACAGCCATGTAACTACTAAAGATTTTACTTGACGACACAAAAAAAGTATGGCACCCTACGGTTGGTTGGGCGGGGAGGTTGGGGGTGTTGCTCCGCAAGGCCACTCCGTGGAGGTGTACGATGCTTGCGCATTTGATTAACCGGAATAGAGTGGATCTGCGAGAGACAACATAGATTATGAGGAACCCATTATACTTAAGAGATTCATCCTGCTGTAATAAACTATTATCTTGTCATATATACATTTTTTTACCATCATTGGACTTGAACTACCAGACTAGCGCTATTTTGTGTTACTTGCGGTATATTTTAGTGTATTTGAGGGGTATATGAGTGAAAAGAGAATACATAGTGGCGTGAGATCTTTGACTAAGCAGGACATTACAGATGCCGAGTTGGTTTATACTCCCTCGAGTGAGAAGCGATATAATGAGTTGGTCGATTTGTTTTTAATCAAGATTCAGGAGAGGACGGATGAAGCGCGCAAAAGATGTGATAGTGATGATGCGGTGCGGGAAGACATTACAGTTTAGTGTCACTTGCTATGAGGACTATGAGGCTTTGGTTAGGGAGGTCTCGGGCATTTGGTTGGGATGGGTGTCGATTGGATTTGGTGCTACATTGAGAAAGAAAGATATCGCAGGGATTTTTTATATTGGGGATGGTTATGGTAAGGGCGGCGAAAGTGAAGAAGCCTGTGAAGGTTGTGAAGGTTGTAAAGATGATGAAATGTGAGCACTGTGGGGATGAGATAGTGAGGAAGATGTGCACCCAGCGCTATTGTTACGTGTGCAATGGGGAAGTCAATCGCATACGGAGAAGAGGGGTGCCGAGAAAGAAGAAAGGAGTTGCTGTTGCTTAGTGACGATG